AATTCTATTGCACCAACAGTCAAAGGATATGCATTTCTAAAGATATAACTCTTTAAAATTGTATCATCAGCATCTAATTGTTCAACAAATAAATCTGTTTGATAATCAGATGGGTTAGTTACACCAGTATTATCTGCAAAATCATTAATACCATTGTGCCATCTTTCCATTGCATTTCTTATCATAAAGTCTGTGTCATTGTAAACAGTCATGTCCCAAGTTTCTGGAGCAGCCCTGTCACCAGACACATAGATATTTCTTCCTCTGAATGGTACTGCAATTTCACCTAATGTTGAGGCAGGTAATTGAGCAGCAGTTACAAGAAATGAAGTTCTTCTTACATCAAGTCCTATTGCAATTCCAGCAGGTGGAGTTATTGTTACTCTAAACTGATTAGCACGAGCACCGCCACCAATCAAATTTGCTTTAAAGTCATCTATATTAGCCATATCTAACCTCCCACCTCACTAAACGCTACCCCAGTTCGTGTGGCAACAAAGTTTAGTGTTATAAAGTTAATTGAACGAGCAGGTTTAATAAAGATATCAGCAATAAATTCATTTCTGTCTATGACTTCACCAGTATTATTGGTTGCATCACATTTTACTTTAAAGTCTGATATACCTCTACGACCTTGAACATCTCTTAGGAAAGGTTCTACTAGATTTCTAAATGCTGCTCTTGTAAACTCATCATTGAATTCAAAGAGTTGGAATTTAGAAGCAGTTGCAATTGCTTTTTCAAGAACTAAGAATAATCTTCTTACATTAATTCTATCAAATGCACTTGGTTTTGTTAATGCAGTTTTATCTCCAAATAACACAACCCCTTGGCCTGGGAAGTTAACAACTGGGTTAACTCTTGCACGATATAGTATATCTCTTTCTGCTTTTGTTGGGTTATAAGAAAGTTTAATTGCACCTCTAACATTACCTCTGTTATATCCAGCAGGTGAATACCATGCATCTGATACGTTGTCTGTGTATGCACAAAGACCAGCAGTATCACCATTCATTGGTACATAACGATATTGGTCATTGTATTTGTCATACATATATTTGTAACCACTATCGTATACCATGTAAGATGAACTTGGGCATAAGTTAGCTGCAATTTTAACATTTTCTGTTGCAGTAGAAGATAATGCAATACCAACAGTTCCAGCACGATATGGTGTAACAAATCCCACACAATCTTTACGAGTTTCAACAAGATCAGTAATCATTGTTACATATGTGTCTTGTCCAGCAGCTGTATCTGTTGTTATACTTGAAGAACCACCCATAACTAGGTTAACGTCTAATGATTCTGTATCTGCAAACTTATCGTATGCAAGTTCCATTTCACCAGCAGTTACAGCATAATCATCTGTTCCACCTGAAAGAGAATCAATTGTAATTGGATGCAAAACTGTATAAGTAGCAGTTGTATCTGTACCCCAGTTTGTACCACCAGAAACATGATCTGTCCAGTAAATATACTTAGAACCTCTAAATATTACATCTGCATAATAGTTACCAGCACCTTGAGAAGTTTTTGCAGCAGAAGATTTAGATAAACCAGCATATATTTCTATAACACCTTTTGTTCTATTTCCGAAATTGGTGTCTGTAGCTCCAACTGAATCATATCCTGTGATATCTCCAGTAGTGTCATAAACAACGATATGCATTTCATCACCAATACCACGACTATTGTCTACTGACCATTGTGATTGGCCTGGAGCTGCATCAAATAAGTCATAGAACTTCCAACGTCTTTTGATATATGAGTTGTCTGCAATAGCAGTTTGTATGCCTGCCCCATTTGGGTCATCTTTTAAACGAACTGTTAATGCATTAGATACTGTATTAATAGCTGTTACTTCATACTCATTCCATTCATCAATTGGTACTAAGTTAGAAGTATCTGAATAGAAAGAGATTAAATCACCAACATTAAATGCGCTACCAGTTTCATCTGCGTTATCAACCGTAACGGAAGTAGCACCAGCAGAAACAGCACCATCAACTTGATTATTTCCAGCTAAATTTTGTTCGTATCCTGTTGCTGTTGCACAAATTTGTACACCGATTGAATTACCCCAAGTTCCAGCGGATCTTGCAGTCCACTCACCGTGTGAACCTTGACCATCTTGGAAACTTTTTTCGTAGTGGTCGTCATCTCTGATTAATATACCAGAGTTTGCACCAGCATTTAAAATACCTGAACCAGCACGAACTACTTTTAATGAGTCTGAATACTGCAAGAAATTTGCAGCTGTAAACCATTGTTCAAATTGATTACTTGAAGCTTGTGGTTTACCGAATATTTGTAATAATTCTTCCTCTGAAGAAATATTTTGAATAGATGATACTGGGCCCTTTTGGAAAGCACCTGCTATCGCACCTATCGAGGTTGCAACGGCAGGAACGACACATGGACGCCAGGAGAAACTAAAAATGACATATTGTACTCCCTTTACATAATAGAGTTTTCTTTGTTTTATTACTTTTATTTATACTTTTTAAGTTTCTAAAAAGTTGTTTTTATATGTGTGCAAACATATAAATAACCACATGAATATACATTATGAAAAATATAAAGACACAATTAAGAAGGTGGCTCGAAGACATTATCGCAAAAGAGTTAAATGGTTAAATGACCATCTAGCAAATGAATCCTGTGTGCATTGTCAAGAAAGTGAAAATGCATGTCTAAAGTTTTATCCCCATGATGCTGAAATAAAGAAAAGCACAAAGAGGGTAGGTATTAATGAGGAGAGTCGTAAAGATATACTAGAGTTAATGAATAACTCAAGGGTTGTGTGTTCTAACTGTTGGATTAAACTAGATAATGATTTGATTGAGTTTGATAAAAATTTATTCTGATTACCAGTTAGTATCTTTAGTACGCACTACAGGTGCGAACCTTGTACCATATTCATCAACTACTTCACCAATAGTCTCATCTTCTAATCCATCAACAATAAATCCAAATGGAGCCATATCTTGTTCTAATTGGTCTTGTTGATCTGCATACATTCTTTCTCTAATATCATTGTCTGTTAGTTCCTTAAAGTAGGTCTGGGCTGTTGCCCACCCAAATATAAACATACACGCAACTAAATCATCATTACACCCATCATCTGCCTCAAATGAAGAACCTTTGACAATAAATGTAGATAATTCATTGATACAATCAAAATCTTCTACAATTAATTTATTATCTTCTATCATCTGTTTAAGATTAGAACACCCTATCTTTTTTACAGCTTTGGTTGTTCTTACTCCTAATTGTGCTTTACCACCAGAGAAACCACCACCAAGAACTTGACCAGCACGTCCTCTCATTGAGGACATAATTAAATTATCATACTCTAAATCAAATTGCATTGCAGTTGCAACCTGTTCTCCTATGTCATTTATTTCTATTAAGACAAATGCTTGATTATATGCACGGGCAACATCATAGATTTTGTTAGGAAAGATAAGAGGTTTTACATCATTTGCTCTATATTTTGCAGCTATAGTATAGGGAATAGTTGTTACATCAAAGACAATATACGCAGAATAGTCATTTGATGTACCCCTCGATACGTCAGCAGTCAATAGATAAGTGTGATCTTTTTCTGGTGAAACATGTACATCTAGACCAGCATTAGATTGTATTGGTTTCTTATAGGTAAGCATTTTTAATTTAGATGATGTAATTAATGTATCAATCGAACCAAGAAACTCACACTCAAACTCTGTATTAAACTGAGATTCACTAGTATTTGCAATCGTTTGTTTCTTCCATTTCTCATCACGGCCTGGTACTTCACTCCAATGTACCTCAATAGGAATATATTCGTTTCGTTTTTCCTCTGCATCTACCCATAGTTTATAGAACATATTCATACCATGTGGTGTTGATATTATCATAACTTTTGTTGTCTTACCAGATGATATTGTAGGATACACAGAACTAAAGAATTGTTCTGCAACATTAGAAGGAACGTATGCGAACTCGTCCAAGAATATGATATTGTATGAACCACCTCTAACTGCACTAGCAGATGTAGATGATGCAAGTATCTTAGAACCATTCTCTAATTCAAGAGAACCTTTGTTCCATGACATTACTCCTTGTTGTAACCATTTAGGTAAATGTTCGTATGCAAGTTGTAGTCGTCCTAATAAATCTCTTGCAGTTGCAGCCTTATTTGCAAGGATTGCTATATTAATACTAGCATTGAATAATGCGTAATGTAATAAATAGGAAATCATAACTGTAGATTTACCAGACTGTCTAGGTAGTTTACATATAGTAAAACGATTGTTATGAAATGTACCTACCATTTCTTTTTGGAATGGATACATCTTAAAAGGTATAAGACCCTCATCTAGAGAAACTATTTGTACATAGTTCTCTATGAAATACTGTGGGTCTTCCATACACTTTGCATACTCAGAGAGTTGTTCGTTTGTCCACTCTTGAGATATATTTGCTTTTTTTAGATTTGGATTACCTAGATATTGTTGATTATTTACCATTTTTTATAGCTTCTATATCTTGACGGTTTTTAATAATGTGTTTATTTTGATTACTGTCAATAAGAGCTTGAAGTTTTTCTGCTTTTTCTTTTTCGGTATCTAGGTGTACATCATTCTTTATAACTTTTTCAAGTTTTAACATTGCAATTCTTTCATTAGGAACATATCTCCAAAGATATCCTTTGTCAGAATAAACACCAAAAACAGTTTCAGACATTCCAACACTCACGATTATTGCATCTACACCATCTAATATCACATGGTCGCCTGCGTTAAATGCTTTATTCATTTTAAACTTCAAACCTTTTGCCATACCAGTCGCCATATCTTTTACCCAGATTGCAACAATTAAACTAATAAGTATTCCAATCCACGGCAATAGAAAGTCTGTTATTTGCATAGTTTGTTCATCAAGCATCTTTCTTTCCTTTTAACATTCTTTGCAGTTCAGCAGTTGAACCTACGAATAATGCATTGGTTACATTCTTTGGTGCGTTATTAGGAACGTCTTTTAACTTCTTCATCTTCTCTTGTAAATCACCAAGTTTTTCTGTAACCTCTGCAACTGTTTTAATTAATTGTCCAGCTACTTCATAGGTTCTTGGGTGTTCACTTTCTCTTGCAATCTCTAGAATACCATCTATTGCATCTTGCCCTCGTTCTACAAGACTGTAGAAGTTTTGTCTTTGATACTCATAGTCTTTATCAATATCGTCATTGCCAACAGAAATTACTGCTGTTTCTTTTTTGATAATTGGATTAGTAACTTCTTCGACAACACCAAGAGTTTCATTAATAATATCTGTTGAGTCTTTCACTACTCTACATCTTTCCCACTTGTTACATTACGCTGTTTAGCATCTGTAAAGAAAGATGTTGTTTCGTTAAATCCAAAATCATCATCTGCGTCAGCAGTTGCTGGTGATGGTGTAACAGTATACTTTTGTTCACGTCTTGGTGATTGATCTGGCATATCTGTGTATTGATCAACTTGAACAGTTTTGATAACACTTGAAGAAGTAACAGGGCCATACAGATAGAATTTAGAAGTAAATGCTAATGTGTATATGATTGCACGTCTTTCTGTAAAGTCACCTTGATAATTATCTTCATAACTTACATCATTAAGAATAATAGGAACATCTCTTTTAATACCCATATCAGCCATATCATTAATTGTTAATGTATAGTCTGGTTGAAAATATGGTAGTATTTGTTCTACAATTTGTAATGCGTCATCTGAATTTTTTGCCATTGCATATAGTGTAAAATTTATATTATATGGTACTGGCATATATTGTGTATCTAATTTATTTGAATCATCTGTTGAAGATTTTACTTTTCTAAATTTCTGTACACGATTTAATTTTCTTGTAGGGTCATAAGTAATCCCTGTCATTTCAAAACCTAATCGTGGTAATGTAACTGCTACTTTAGACCCAAGAGAAGGATCAGCATTTAATCTTGCAAGGAACTTTTGTTGCGGCCCGTATGCAAGGGGTACTTTCATAGACTGAACTATAGTTCCAGCACTATTTTTTCTTACTATTTGAATATTATTGAATAGTGTTCCAAAAGAAACAACTATCTTTCTCATTGTTTCGTGATAAAATTGTTGTCCTAACATTATGTGCCTCCAGCATCACCAAACGGATTACTCTCCGAAAAGTCTAATATATCATCATCTAATGAATCAAATAATTCATTCTGAGCAGTTTTATCTGTACTCATATCTCCTACTATATAGTCCTCTTGAATTAGATATGATGGATCACCACTATCAGCTGCATTTTCAAGAAGGATATTTGTACCTACACTACTATCATCATTTTCAGCTGTGATGTTATCACCATCTGTTTCTTCTAATA